GGGGATGATACTCCAACAGCGCATCCTCAGTGCCAATGCAGTCAAGGATTTTCAGTCAGGAGGTAAGAAAATGAATCAACTGACTGAGGAGCAAGTTAGAGAATATTTGCCGATTGTCAAAGAAGGGATGGTAAATAAAGGAGAGTGAAATGGAAGAGAAAACATTTCCGTTTGAATTAAAAGATATTGACGAAAAAGGTGTATTCGAGGGATACGCCGCAATCTTCGAAAAACCGGATGCTATGAATGAGATCGTTGAAAAAGGTGCTTTCATAAGATCAATAAAAGCACAAAAACAATTCCCACTACTCTGGTATCACAACCCAGAGAATCCCATCGGCATAATCTCCGAAATTGAAGAGGATGAAAAGGGATTGAAAGTCAAGGGCGAACTTAACCTTGAGGTTCAGGCGGCTCGAGAGAAATATGCGCTGATGAAACAGAAGGCGATCAGGGGTCTTTCATTCGGATTCAATACGCTCAAGGATTTATGGGATGGGCCTTTCAGACGATTGAAAGAGGTTAAATTATTTGAAGTTTCTCCTGTCACGTTCCAGGCACATCCTAAAGCGCTTATATTGAATGTCAAAAATGCCAAATTCAAAACCGTCGGGGATGCATTGGAATTACTTGAATCTACGACAACGGCTCTCGGAGAATTCGAGGGAGATGAAATAAAATCAAATGTAAATAAAGAAATTATAAACAATGCTATAAAAGCGTTAGAAACCCTTCTTGGAGTTACTGACCCGTCAAAAGACACTCAGAACGAAAAGAAAGGTATCATACCTGAGTCAATCGGGAAGCTCGGGCAAGATGAGAACCCGCAACCGCACTTCCAATATCTTGAAAATCCCGAAATTCAAAAAGGAGAAATTTAATGCCATTAGAAAAGAAAGAAAAGGAAGATCTGATCAAAGAAGTCAAATCAGCTATTTCCGTAGAGATCAAAGATGAGACCAAAGAAAAGATTGCCGAGATCAATACTGCAATTGCCGCCAAGTTTGAGGAACTGAAAAAGGGAAAAACCACAGAAGCAGAATTCCTGGAGTACAAAACAAAAGCCGATGGCAGACTTGATGAGATCGAAACGAAAATGAACCGGCTTCCGATCGAAGTTCCTGAAAAAGTAAAGGGTGAGAAATCCGATGAACATAAAGCATTAATGGGCTTCCTCCGCAAGGGCGTTGTAGGTCCAGAAGAGCTAAAGGTTCTGAGGGTTTCAGATGACACGGCTGGTGGATACCTTACTTCGCCCGAAATTACCAACGATCTTTTGAAGACGATTGTAGAATTCTCAAATATCCGCTCGGTCGCGAATGTCCGGACAACCAGCAAGAATGAGATCTGGGTCAGAAAACGAACCGGAACCTTTGCAGCTAAACACGTAGGCGAAACAGGAACCAAGGCTGAGACAACCGGGTTGACTTATGGAATGGAAAAGATCCCGAACAATGAGATTTATGCGGATGTGATCATTTCAAACCAGGAGCTTGAAGATTCCGATTTCAACATGGAGGCTCAGATTGCAATGGAGGCCGGTGAGCAGTTCGGCGTTTTAGAGGGAACAGACTTTGTTTCTGGAGATGGAGTCAACAAAGCTGAAGGATTCCTTTCCAACGCAGCTGTCATTGCAGGAAAAATCGCAGGTGATACAGCAGGAGATCTCAGTGTGACGGATATTTTGAATCTCTATTATGGGATCAAAGAACCTTACGCCAGTAACGCGACCTGGTTAATGAGACGTGCGACAGTTCAAAAGGTTGTATTATTCAAGGATGCCGCCAATCATTATATCTGGATGCCAAGTCTGGTAGACAAAATGCCATCGACAATCTTGGGCCGACCGATTCTTGAGACTGTTGATATGCCAGCTGTGGCGTCCCTCGCCTATGCTGTGGCTTTCGGTAACTTCCGGGTTGGCTATACCATCAGTGACCGGACTCAGATCAGTATCCTTCGCGATCCTTACAGCCAGAAACTAAGTGGAGCGGTCGAGTTCACCATACGGAAGCGAGTTGGGGGCCAGGTTGTTCAAGCTGAAGCTATCAAGGTTCTTCAGATCAAGACTACATAAGGAGGAATGAAATGAAAGACTTATACCACGACTTTTTACCAGAATACTCCATCTATCCGGCGGCCTTGGGCGCTGGTGCCAAAACCGGAGACGCAATCGTTGACCTCGCAGGTTTTGAGGGCGCAATGATTGTTTGTTTCAGTGGGGTCATTACCGTAGATATGACCTTCCAGCTGATGCACGGCGACGCCGCTAACCTATCCGACGCCGCGGCTGTTCCCGATACTGATCTTGTAGGAACAGAACCCACACTTTTGGAAGCCACGGACAACGAGGTTGCACATTTTGCGTATGTCGGAACTAAGCGATACCTGAGAGTTGACACGACTGCTGGAACCGGAATTGGCGGAGCGATCATCATTAAAGGGGTACCGCGTCATGCACCTGCTGTTTAGGCTGAAGATTGCCAGTAGTAATTGACAGAAAAGGGAGGGGGAGGCATGCCCTCCCTCCTCCCATTCTACCGAAGGAGAAGTTTATGAAAATAAGAATGCTTAAAACAATGACTTGTTATCCTGATGGGATTCACGAAAAAATATGCCAGATAGGGGAGAAATGCGATCTTCCTGAAGTTGTGGCCTTATCCTGGTTGAAGCAAGGTTTTGCAGAAGAAGATAAGGTTCTCGATGTGCCAAAGGAGACGAAATCAAAGCGTAGGAAAAAATGAAATGAGGCTGAAACTTAAAACCGTACCGGCCATTGAACCGATAACTCTGGAAGAGGCTAAGCTCCATCTGAAAGTCGATTCGGCAGACGATAACACCTTGATCTCCGGTTTAATTACAACGGCCCGGGAGCTTGCGGAGAAAGAGACGAAAAGAGCATTTATAACCCAGGTCTGGCAGATGTTCTTCGATGAAGCGCCCGATGAAATTGAGATCCCAAAGCCTCCGCTCCAAAGTGTTGAGTCTATCAAGGCGATTAGTGAGGTGGAAAGCTATGTAGACGAGAATTCAGCCACAGGTCAGCCGATTTTAAAAGTGGCCTCGACTGTAGGATTCACGGTTGCTGATACTGTTATCATCAATCGAGATGGAGACCGGGAAGAGAAGTTAATTATTCTGAGCATCCAGACCGGGATCTCCCTGACTATGACCACAAATTTAACAAAAGAACACACTCTCTTGCAAGCTGATGTGGTGGAAAAATACATTCTGGCAAGCAAGACATCATACCACATTGACACTTCAGAGAATTCACCCGGGCGAATAAAGCTTAAAAGTGGCTACTCCTGGCCTACACATAGGGGATTTGCCTCATTCATTATTACGATAAAAGCGGGATATGGTGACGCGGCAGCAGATATCCCCTATTCCATTAAACAGGCAATCCTTCAGGTTATCGGCCATCTTTATGAGAACCGAGAATCGCAGGAAGTTCCAGACGGAGCAAAATCGATCCTGCATAATTATAAACTTTATACAATATGAACTGAAATGAACAAGATAAAGATCGGCGATTTCCGGCACAGGATCACATTCCAGAAGCAGGTTAAAACTGCCGATGATTATAAAGGCCATACGATAATCTGGCAGGATGTTGTTATTGTATGGGCGCAGGTTGATCCCCTGTCCGGCCGTGAGTATTTCTATGCTCATCAAATCAAGAATGCGGTCAGTCACAGGGTAAGGATTAGGTACAGAACGGATGTCAGTGAGGAGATGAGAATTAAGCACGGGGACAGATATTTTTCTATTGAATCAATGATCGATATGAAAGAACGGCGGGAATTCCTTGAAATTGTATGCCAGGAAGAAAAATGAAATTTTCAATGACTCTTGTGGGTGCTAATGAATTAAGGCGGCACATGCAAAAAATGTGTGATGATATAGCTATGAAAACAAGGCGAGAAACTTACGCCGCTGGTCTTGACGTGCAGAAAACAGCAAGAATGAGACTCAAGGGAAAAGAAGGCGGAACAAAAGCATGGAAAACAGGCTTTCTTGCGAATTCAATAATTGTTGAAAAGCTTGATAATGGGATGATGGTTGAGATAGGGCCTACGGCTCCATACGGTCCTTATGTAGAATATGGAACATGCAAAATGCCAGCACGTCCATTCCTTCATCCCGCATGGTTGGCGGTGGACGAGAAGTTTTTAGGTAAGATAAAAAAGGTCTGTGAAGAATGAAACTCCCTACTCTCACGCTACACAAAGCCCAGGTAGACCGCCTGGAATCTCAGACTTCTTATTCTATATACGATGACCATCCTGAGAATGAGGATTTCCCCTACGTGACTATGGGAGAAATAACCGCAAGGCCCTGGTGTGATAAATTCGAGGACGGCATGGAGATATTTTCTACTATCCATATCTGGTCACGGTATCACGGAAGGAAAGAGGCTGAAGAAATGTCAGATGCAATACTCCAGGCATTA